ACTGACGGCCGTGTGGCCTGACGTGTTGGCGCCTGACGGGGCGTCACAAAATTCGGGAGCGCGTGAGGCAGGGACGCCAGACCGGCACAACAAGCCTTAGCTTCTTAGGCTATTGTGGAGGGGCGGTAAGGTACGTTGCCGCCCCTCGCTTGATCGTCTAACGGAAAAACCCGGAAAGGTTCACCCATGGCCCCCCCCGAAAGCTGCATGAATTGCAAGTATTCAATCGCCATAAGCCAGGTGCAGGCGCTTTGCCGCCGGCTGCCGCCTACCCCTGTCCCGGTGCAGATTAACCCGAATGAGTCTGGCGTCCGGGGCGCTTTTCCGCCAGTTGAGCCGACAACGTGGTGCGGAGAATGGAAGCCCGCCCTGCTCAGGGCGCATTCCCTTGACGCAAGCGTGCCGCCCGGTTTTTCCCGCAATATGGGCCAGTAAGACCGAAACCTTGTGCGGGATTTCGGTTTCTGTCTATCTTGGCGGCCTTGAACGGCCCGCCAAGGGACTTTCCGATGCCCGCACAAATGTTCGACGAGGTTCTTAAAGATAGCCTTGCGGTTGGCGACGTTCACGTTTCATCAGCCGGGGAATCCCCGAAGGCGGCGGATCGCAAGCGCCAGCGCCGCAAGTGGACTGAAAAGTCGTTCTGGTCCGAAATCGGGAAACTGGCTCTTACGCGCCAGCTCCGCATGATCGACGGGGAAAACGCCCATTCCCCATTCCCTTATGATGCGAACGCCATGGGCGATCTGCGGCCCGATCAGGTGCCGCGATTCCTTGGCGCGATCACAAACCCTGAAAATCTGGAAACTCGGGACGTCTCCCTCAATGACCTGACAGCCATGCAAAACAGGGTGCATGCCGGCAAGGTTGAGGCGATCCGCCAATCAGGCGATACCGGCGGAAAGCCGGCAGTCGTCGTGCGTAATAATGGCCGAAACTATATCGCGGACGGCCATCATCGCCTTGCCGCCGACTGGTTGCATGGAAAGAAGACTGCAACCGTAGCGTTTAAGGATTTGACGCCGGTCGATCAGGCTGTAAAGCGATTCTCGACATTTGATGATTATCTGAAATCCGAGCCCGGCCACACAAAAGACCAGCCTCGTGACGCTCACGGCCGATTCGGGGCGAAGCCAAAAAATGAAAATCCCGTTGCCGTGATTGGCGGGGACGCGACAAATCCGGCCATCAGGCCAAAAGATGTTGTCCCCCTTCACGCGCCGCCAAAAACATCGAATCAATTGGCTGTTCGCAACACAAAGCTGATTGTGCTGGGCGCGGCGGCTATCGCGGCCGGTTCATTCGTGGCGGCAATGGCCGTCCCTGCCGCCGCCGCTCTAGGCGGTGGCGCCGCCGTCATGGCCGGCGCTCATGCTTTGGCGGCCGGAACGGGTACGGCGCGGGCCGTCGGATATATCGCTGAAACCGCGATGCACGTGGGCGTGGGAATGTGGTTAAAGGCCGGCGTCGCCTCCGCGACCCATGCCCTTTCAGAGCTTGGCTACGGTGACGTCGCTGATAAGGCCGCAACATGGTTCCATCACATTAAGGAACTTGTCGAAGGCGATATCTTTGATGCGGTCGATGAAACTTTAAGAAAGGACGCGCCACCGAAGTTGTCGGCCCATGAATGGGCGCAAATCGAACCGCAAATCAAGGCAGCCTTCGAAGACTGCAATACAAAGTTCATCGAGACGGTCAACTCGCACCCGGAAATGCAGTCCGTTGTTCCCGTTGCCGCGAAAACATTGGATCAGGGGGCGACTGCATTCCTGAGCGCCGTTCGCCAGTATTTTACCGGAGGAATCAAGAAGTCAGAATTCGCGGATATCCCGTTCACGGTCGAGAAAGCCGATTCCGACAAGCAAATGCTTTTTGGCTGGGCCTCAGTCGTCGAGAAGGATGGGAAAATCATCGTCGATAAACAGGGTGACATGATTGCCCCTGAAACGCTGGAAGATGGCGCGTATGATTACGTTCTTCACGCGCGCGACCACGGCCATATGCACGAGAACATCGGGACCGGTCGGCTGATCGAATCGATGGTTTTCACGAAGGAAAAGCAAACCGCTCTTGGAATTGACCTTGGCAAGGTTGGATGGTGGATCGGGTTCAAGGTCGACGATCCCGAAGTCTGGGCCGCGCACAAGCGCGGCGACCTCCCTGAATTCTCAATCGGTGGCCGCGCCTTGCGGGAGGAAGTCGAATGATGGTTCGATTATATGAAATCCGAACGCCCGATGGCCGTTCGATCCGCCAACTTCGCGACTTGACCAAGGACAGGCTCTTGGAAGGTTACTCCATTGTCGGGGAAGTCTTTGGGGCCGATTCCGAAAAGCGCGGCGGTTACGTTCAATCCCTCGTGCCTCATGTCGATGGCGTAGGGCGCTCATTTCGCGATCTGATAATCGAGATTATCCAGAAAGACGCCCTCACAATCGCGGATATTGTCAATAATGTCGGAAAGAGGCGCCGGGAATGAACAAGGATGAAATTCTCGCGATACTCGATCCGATCTTTGAATCGCTTCTGACGGCGGTTGAAAGGATTCAATCCCAGAATCCGAGCCGTGAATCCATGGATGCCGTTCTTGCCGATCTGCAAGACAAATACTCTGACCGATTGGATGCCGTGCACGGCTTGATATCCGAGAATTATGAGGAATTCGAACGATGACCATCGCATGGCTTCGGAATCTGAAAATCCGGGAAGTGTCGAGCGTGGATCGCGGCGCTGGCGAGGGCGTTCAAGTCCTTCTGTCTAAGAAGGATAAGAGCCAGTTAACGCCAGAACAGGATAAACAGGCGCGTCAGACAATTGCTCACGGCGCGGACCATGTGGTCGATGCGCTCCGTGAGGCCTTGAAGACCCATATCAATGACGAAAACCGAACAGCAGTCGAACATGAACTCGCCCGCGCAAAATCCAATTTCATCGACCAATTGAACAGCGGGAAGGAATTCGAGAAGCCGGATGGCGTTGAAAAGGCCTTCAATCCTGACCAGCCACGGGCCGCCGATGGGAAATGGGGCGAAGGCGGATCAACCGGCGAAAAACCCGAGGAATTCGGAAACCGGCTTCATGACTTTTCCCATTCTCTCAAAATGATTGCCGGGTCGGCCGTGGTGCGCGCCGCCATGCCGGCTGTCGCATCTCTTGGTCCGGGCGCTCTGATCCCGACCGCTATCGTCGCGGGAATCGCCAGCGCAGCCATGACTTATTACGGTTGGGCCGCGACCACTCAGCTCGCCGGGTATATGATCGCCGGGGAAAGATATCGGAAAAATGACCCAAATGGGGATTTGGCCAAGGCCGAAGAATTTGCCTCAGAGGGGATGGACGATATTTTTTCCGCCGTGTACGCCTTACAAAAGTCGGTCGCGTCAATCGTTGAGGACGAAACCGTCCCCGATGTGAAAAAGGCGCTGGAAGACACGTTCAGTCAGTTCAAAGCCTACATTGGAAGGGAATCCACCATGGCAGACGATCCGGTCCTTCTCGCAAAGGTTTCGAAGGCTGAAAAGGATTGTGAAGCGGCCAATCTCGCCAAGGCAGCCGCCGAAAAGGCGCTCCGCAAGGCCAAGATTGAAATTGGCTTCCTGAAAATGTCGGATAAGCATCGTTCTTACGCCGAAGATTCCGATATGGACGAGGATGAAAAGGCGGACTTTGCCGATAAATCGCCGGCAGAGCGCGACGCCCATATGGAAAAGAACCCCCTCGAAAAGCGCCTGTCGCCAAACGCGCTTGCCAAGCGTCTTGAGACCGCCGACCTTCGCAAGCGGGTGGACGAGTTGACCAAGCGCGACGAGGCCGTCACCTTCGCCAAGCGCGCGGCCGACATGGGGATGCCCGAATCGTTTGGTGAAATCCTCGCCAAGGCCCGCAAATCCCCGGACGAAAAGGATCGTGGCGAGGCTTGCGACGAAATGGAAAAGACCATCGCGGCCCTGACCAAACAGGTCAAGACGGGCGGTCTGTTCAAGGAATTCGGTTCGTCTCGCGGCGGCGCGGCAAGTGGGACTGCGGTGTCCGAAGTGGCGGCCAAGGCGGCCGAGTTGCAGAAAGTTGATTCAAGGCTTGATCGGGTTACCGCGCATGCAAAGGTTCTCACCGACCCGGCCAACGCGGAATTGTTCAAGCGATACCGCGCCGAGACGGAGTCTTCCAAGGCCGCGTGATCCACGCGCGGCGGCCTAAAGCCGCCACGCTCAACCATCGCCGCCGTGAGGCGCCGACCATCCCATAGAGGGACAAAGCAATGGCAACCGAAGGCCCACTCATCACGGACGGCTCTCAGTGCACGGCATCCGCCGATTTGAGCGCCAAGCAGTTTTACCTTGTGAAGCTCAATACGTCCGGTCGCCAAGTGGTGATCGGCGCGGCAAACTCGGACAACGTCTACGGCGTGTTGCAGAACAAGCCGAAGGCCGGTGAGGCCGCGAATGTCGGAATTTTTGGTATCTCGAAGGCCATCGCGGGAGCCGCCATCACGGCGGGCGACCCCCTCATGTCGGATACATCGGGCCGCGTGATTACCCAGACTTCAACCAACCCGAAGGTTGGTGTCGCGCTCGAAGCCGCCACCGTTACCGGACAGATCATTACGATTAAGGTCATCCCGACTCCGGGCTGATCCAGAACCCGTCGCGCCCTGCCCGGGGCGTGGCGGTTGGAACAGGAAGCCCTTGGGCAAGGCACCTTTCGCGCCGTCGTGAAGACGCCGCAGTCCCGAACCCGCTCTCGTCGTGAAGACGCAGCGGAACGGTTCGAAGATGGAGGTCGGCCACAATGCCGCAGCCCACACTAGGCGACGTCCACATATCGGCCGCACTCACCATGATTGCGACGGCCTATGTGCAGGGCGAGGGGAATTATGGCGCGGACAAGGTGTTCCCCATTGTCCCGGTTGAGCATCAAACGGACCAATACTTCGTCTGGACAAAGGGCGATTGGTTCCGCGATGAAGCCCAGCTCCGGGCGGATGGAAGCGAATCCGCCGGCACTGGAATGGGTCTGACAACCTCGTCCTATGCCGCTCAGGTTCGCGCGCTCCACAAGGATATTGGCGCTCAGGTTCGCAATAATGCGGACCCTGCCGTTGACGTGGACGTGGCAACCACGAAATTCCTCATGCAGCGCATGCTCATCACGCGCGAACGGAATTTCGCATCCAACTTCTTCGCGACTGGCAAGTGGGGCACGGATATCACCGGAACCGCTGGCGGCACGCCGGGTTCTTCGACCCCGGCTCCTTGGGATGATGACGTCGGCGGCGATCCGTTCACGGATATTGCCGTTGGTCAAACCGCGATCCTTCAAAAGACCGGTTTCAAGCCCAACAAGCTGACGCTATCGTGGCCGGTCTATCAGGCCTTGCGCAAGCATCCGCTCATCATCGACCGCATCAAGTATTCGAACCCGACGTTTGCCGGGACGATTACGCCGCAACTTCTCGCGTCAGCGTTCGATGTGGATCAGGTCTTGGTCGCGGAGGCGGTCTATAATTCGGCGGCGGAAGGCAATACGGACTCGTTCTCGTTCATCATGGGCAAGAATGCGCTCCTGTCCTACGCTCCCCCGGCACCGGGCCTGATGATTCCTTCGGCGGGTTATATCTTCGCGTGGCGTGGGCTTGCCTCTCAGTTCGGCTCCATCGGTATCCGGGTCAATCAAATCCCGATGCCATGGCTCGGTCTTGAGACGATCCGCACCGAGGCGGAAATGGCCTATGACATGAAGACAGTCGGCACCGATTTGGGTTACTTCTTCTCGAATATCGTCTCCTGATTCTGGGAGACGATTTAGAGAACTGGATAGCGCATGAATTCTCGTGACATGCTGACCATGCCGATAGGCGGCGCATACGTGCGCCGCGTCGTTCAATACGGGTCGATCATCAAAAGGCCCGGGCAGATCATGACGGCGGAAGAAGTCATGGCAATCCCCGCCGCCAATCGGACGTCTCTCGTGGATAACGGCTATATATCGCCCTTCCCGAAGGCGCCTGAAATCAAGCCCGTCAATACGAGGCGGCTTGTGATCGAAAGCCCGGATGGCGGTTATTCAGTGGTCGAGGGCGTTGTTATCAACACGGTCCCATTGACCCTCGATGATGCAAAAAAGCTTGCGCAGAACGGGAAGCCGGGACGCCCGGCACAGGCAATCAGGTCTCCGGAGACAGTCGTCGCGTAGCCCATAGAATCAAAATCAACGGAGTGGGATCATGGCCAGCGGTTTCATGCAGCGTTTCAAGGGCAAGATTGCCGTTGCCCAGATCAATCTAACGGGTCTGTTTTACGAGTCTTCTCAGGACAGCATTACGGCCCACGCTGGCGGCGGCCAAGCGTCGGCGGTTGCGATCACGGCGGAAATCGCCCGCATCACCACATGCGCCACGGCTGGCGACTCAGTGGTTCTCCCGGCAGCGGCGGCCGGCCTCACAATCGCCCTGACCAATCACGGCGCGAAATCCGCGCAGGTTTACGGCCTTGGCACCGACACCATCAATGACGTTGCGGCGGCAACGGGTGTCTCCCAGATGCCGGGTTCGGAGGTCATTTACGTTTGCACCACCGCCGGCAAGTGGTACGCGAACGGGCTCGGGACTGGTTACAATGGGTCATTTGAGACCATGTCCTATGCTGACAGCCTGACAGCCCATGCGGGCGGCGGGCAGGGCTCGGCAACGCCCCTGACCGCCATGATGAATCGCGTGACGACTGTCGCGACGACCGCCGATTCGGTCATCTTGCCAACAGGCGTCGCCGGAATGTCGATTGTTGTCATCAACGCGGCGTCGAATTCCATGAACGTCTACCCTGACACCGGCAGCACGATTGACGCTGGGTCAGCGAACGCCGCCAAGGCGGTCGCGGGGGGCAAGACAGCAACTTTCTTCACCACCGTTGCCGGCGCGTGGCACTCCATCCTTACAGCATAAGGATCAGCTATGTTCGTTCATGTCATGACCACCGATGGCGGCCCGCATCCACCCGAAAAGTGGGCGCTGGCCACGGCCATGCACATTGTCGCCGTGTTCAATGTCGACAAGAATTCGCCTCGTGCGGTTGAACTTGAATTGGCCAAGGACGAGGCCAAGGGCAAGATTGTGCGCATCATGATCGCCCACCACACGGCGGCTCAGGATGGCGAGCGGGGCAAGATTGCCGAACACGGTCACGACCGGTTGCTTCATGACTGTGACCCCGGGCACCATTGCGATGTGGAATCGGTCGTGGCCGAAGTCATGCAAGCCGTTAAGCCGCTGCTCGCTTTCATCGTCATGAGCCCGGAAGTAGAACTTCCGCCGCATCAAACAATGTGGGCAGTCGTGAAAGAGCGCGTTGAAAATGATGTGCGCACGATCATGCACATTGAGCGTTCGTGGCATGCCGACCGCAACCCCAACACCGAACAGGCGCGGGATTTCCGCGCGCAATTCCACGGCTAAGGCCGGTCTCTATCGTAGGGCTGAAAAACCATGGCAACGACCGCTTTCTGCTACTCTGCCAAGGTGGAAATGGCGCAAGGGGCGCATTGCTTCCTCGCCACGCAATCCGCCCTATCGGGGTCCGGGTCTAACGCGGCGTTCACCCTGACGGGGCTTGCCTCAACGGCTGGCGTGGTCGTCGGAATGGCCGCCGCCGCGACAAATATCGCGGCCGGCGCTGTTGTGTCCTCGATTGACTCGGCCTCTCAGGTCACCCTTTCCAAGGCCCACACTGGCACGGTTTCGAACGGGATTTCGTTTACCGGTGACGTGTTCAAATTTTTGCTTATCAAGGTTTCGCCTACCCGCACCTTTGACGGGTCGCAAACCAACGTCGGAACGCCCGGGACCGCCGCGTCATCGGCTACTAACGTCGGGACGGATGAAGTTACGGGTACGGGCTATTCGAGCGGCGGGTTCACGCTTACAAATATCTCGCCGGCTATTGCCTCAACTACTTATGCAACATGGTCGTTCTCCGCAAATCCGAGCTGGACGTCCGCCACGATCTCAACCACGGCCGGAATTATTTACAATTCATCGGTGCGGTTGGGCCATGCGAACGGCATCACCGCAAACGCATCCGGATCGGCCATCAATCGGTCAATTTCGGTGCATGATTTCGGCGGGACGCAGACGGTCACGTCCGGAACGCTCACCGTGACGCTTCCGACCAACGCGGCGAACACCGCTATTCTGCAAATCGCGTAAGGGAGGGCCGCATGGCCTACTATGACGCGCTTGCCGCGAAATGGGCGACACTATCCGGTTCGACGGATGAGAAGCTTGCGGCGATCAATGCGGAAATGGTCGCGGGACCGCGTGTCGATGTTCAGATTTCGTCCGTCATGGGCGAGCTGATGCTGTCTGGCGCGTTTCTACCGCTGGCATCCTTCGCGGGCGGCAATCCGACTGGAGATAGCGCGCACGATAATGCGTTGTTCGCGGCCAAAATGCTGATGACGCTGGTAACGAGCCCAAACGCGCCCGCGTTCAATTTAGCCGATTCAGGACGATACGCGACGATTACCGGGATGCTTAATGCGATTGTCTCCTATGAGGCGGCGCATCCGGGCGCAACGGGAATGACGGCGAACGAGGAAGCGGCGCTGCTCGCCCTGTCCGCGACAACGCTCCCGTGGTGGCAATCGGTTGGATATTCATCGCCTATTGGTATCGGTGATCTCGAATCGGCGGGGCTGAAATAATGGCTACCGAAAAATGGATTGCCGGATCGGGCCAAGGCCTGACATGGGGCGACGCCTTCTCGGCGGCGACGCTCAATTCTATTGTCAATGGCAACGCGATCCTCTCCGATTTTCAGATCGACAATTCATCGGTCCTTGATCTTTTCGCGGACGTTTCCGTAGCTATGGGTTCGATTACGATTGCCGCGCCGAATTATATCGGTGTGTACCTCTATCCGATGAATAAGGATGCATCGACCTATGGCGATGGCCGGTTTGGGTCGTCCGCTGCTGGGCCTCCAGCCTCCTGCTATTGGGTCGGGAATATCATCATGCCAACGGGCGCGGCGGCGTCCGAGGGAACTGTGCGCGGCATCGTCATGCCGCCCGGGAAATTCAAATTCGTACTTTACAATCAGCTTGGCGCGACATGGGCCGGGTCAAGCGGCAATACTTGTCAATATCGGACCTATAACCGCTCGGTGGCGTGATGACCGCGCCGCTTCGACCGTTTCAGGTTCTATCGCCGCGACGCACTGTCCCAAACGCTGCTTGTGTGATCGACTGGTCGCACCCTTTGGCGCGCGGCCTCGTCGCCTGCTGGCTGCCGGGCGTCATGGGCGGGATCGATTTGACCGGCAATTGCCCGGACATGACCTATGCGAATGGCTCATCATCGACAAACACGAATGTCTTATCGCAGGAAGGGCCTGCATGGGGAGCGCTTGGATCGGCAAGCTCGAACTCGCCCTATATGTGGTGCGCAACGCCACCAGCTGTCTATAATTCGACGGTGCTTTCGACCTATTACCGCGCCGACCGGAATGGTGCTTCTTCGAATCCGGGCGGTTCGGGTAGCTGGGCTTTGTTCATCAACGATAATAACGCCGGGTCTAGTCCTTATGTCTCGATTGCGATGGGCGACAATAATACCGGCGCGATGACAACCGCGAGTGGTTTTTATCAGCACGCGGCGGGAACCTATAACTTTACATCGACAATTGATCTTTCTTCGGCTGGGCTTGTGTCATGGCTGATTACGTGGAACCCGGCCGGCAACAACATACAATACTCGAAAGGCGTACAAAAGACATCGGACGCATGGGCTGGCGACAATACCATGCACTTAAAGTCAACGTCGCAGATATCAATCAATACGTGGCACCAATTCCCGACCCGTCTCGTTTCTTGCCTTCCTTATATCATTTGCATCTGGAACCGAGTTCTGACGGCCGAAGAGGCCGCGTGGCTCGACGCCGATCCCTATGGTTTCTTACTTCCCGCCAATCAAAATGATTTGCCGGCGCTGTATGTAAATGCGGGGACGAATGTTTCGGCCACCGGTGCGTCGTGTACGGCAGGCGTTGGATCGTTCAAAGAAACGATCCTGCCGACAATATCTGGCGCGGGTTGCACGGCGACAGCGGCAGGGATCACGCCGACAATCTCATTCGCGGGTATTGAAGCCTATGCCACGGCCAGCGCGGCCGCGATTGTACCGGCGATCATTATCAAGGCGCCAGAAGCCAGCGCTACAGCTTCAGTAGGATCGATTACGCCTAGTGTGACGATTGCTGCCATTGGCGCGTCAGCGACGGCCAGTGCCGGCGTTGGTATCGATACTATATCCATATCGGGCGGAGAAGCCTCGGCAACCGCGTCCGCCGGATCAATCGTTCCGTCCATCTCGATCACTGGCGCGAGCGCATCGGCCACGGCAGGGGCCGGGGCCACGACTGAAACAATCGCTTTCACGATTGGCGAGGCTGGCGCCACGGCAGGGGCCGGAAATCTTGCCAGCGGAACAGCGAGCCCAGCCGGCGCTGGATGCACGGCCGGGGTAGGCATCTTCGTCAAGGGCGTGAATGATAATCTTGCCGGCGCCGGGGCTGCGGCTGGCGTGGGAAATGTCAGCGTCAGCGGTTCGACGTCGGTTACAATCTCAGGCGTCTCCGGCGTAACCTCGGTTGGACCGGTTGTAACAATCGCGGGACCATTACCTATTGGTGCAAGCGCCACGGCGACAGCAAGAACCCCAGCAAATTATTCAACCGTCTTCACGTTAATTAGCGCTTCGTGTACGGCTGGAGTCGGAACGGCTGTCGCGGTCGGAACTCTTTACGCGAATCGCATCCGAAAACGATTGGCGCCAAGGCTCCGCACGCTTTCAAGTCGAGGCCGGGTTCGGACTCTTTCGGGGCGAAAGGCATCATGAGGACGTACCCGCCCGATTTCGATATTGCCAGCCCGGGCGAAAGCGAAGTGTACGCGCACGACTATGTGAACGATTTGCTTTCCGGCGAGACGATATCGTCAGTTCTGTTGGTCACGCTGTCGGCGGTTTATGGGACGGATTCGTCAGCATCGTCCCGGTTGGATGGCGCGTCGCAGATCGGCGGGTCTCAAGTGAAGCAGCGGATCACAAACCTTCAAGCCGGCGTCACCTATGAGTTTTTGACAAAAATTTCGACGTCGTACAGCAACACGAAAATCCTATGGTCGCATATTGTATGCGAAACCCTTGCCTGATGAGGACGCCATGCGCTGGATAGCCTTCTCGATCCTGACCTTCTTCGCCATCATGGGCGGGGCCTTCGCTCAATCGGCCGTGAGCATTTCCGACGCAAATACGCGGCGCGTGTTTTCATCGGCGCTTGTGCCCGTCAAATCAACGTCGCTCGAAAATGGCCACGTCCTGAAAACCGGGGCTGGCGCATTGATTTCAATCAATGTGGCCATTGGCGCCACGGCAGGGTGGGTCGCGATTCTCGATGCAGCGGCCGTTCCATCAAATGGCGCGGTCGCGCCGATCTGGTGCCAAGCCGTCACAAGCAACGGAACGGTTGGAAGCCTGAATTGGTCATGGGGCTTGACTCCCGTCAGTTTCGCCACTGGCGCCACGGTGCTTTTTGGAACCGGAGGTTGCCTCACCTTCACCGGATCGGCCACGGCGTTCTTTTCGGCCCAGATTCTTTAGGATCGTCGCCATGACGTGGAAATATGACATTACGGCGCTTTCCACGTCGGCAAAGGATCAGGTTCGCCTTCTGATTGGCGATGTGATCCAGACCGATCAGCAGTTGCAGGACGAGGAAATCGCCCTTGCCCTGTTCTTGCGCAAAAATAACGTCTATTACGCCTCCGCCGAATGCTGCCAGATGATTTCGTCTCGCATGGCGCGCAAATGGGATACTTCGACGCAATCCTCGCGGCAGTCCCTTTCGCAGCTCACGAAGAATTACGCTTCCCTCAAACGCGAATTCGAGGCCAAGGGCGCGCTTTCCGGGTCTGGAACGCCCTACATGGGCGGGATTAGCGTCACGGACAAATCGAATGTCGAAACGGATACCGACCGGGTACCGCCCAATTTTAATTACGGCATGATGGACAACCACCTCCCGGTTGGCCCGGTTGGCAATGAAATGCAATCCGATGGCGATTTGACAGGGTTAGGCGGCGGATCGTGAACCTTGAAATGAAAGTCGACGTGCAACCAGCGGTTGCCCGCCTAGATCGCCTGCCGGCGGCCGTGCGCTCTCAACTAAGGCCGGCCGTCATCCGCACAACGCAAATGGTTGCAAATCAGGTCATCCACAACCTGTCCGGCGCGGTCCTCAATAAGCGCACCGGCCGGCTGATTTCGTCGCTTCGGCAGGAAATGCGCGAATCGCCAACGGAGATTTACGGCCGTGTCTGGATGGACATGGCAGTTGCGCCCTATGCGCGAATCCACGAATACGGTGGAACCATCAAGCACCCGGGTTCAAACAAATTCCAAGCGTGGCAGGGGCCGACTGGCTGGGTCTATACGCATCGAACACGGCCGCACGATATCCCGATCCCCGAGCGGTCCTATTTGCGTTCCGCGCTTGATACGATGCGCGATCAGGTTGTAGCCGAATTGACGCGCGCCGTGCGCGTAGGCGCCCGGGAGGCCGCCTGATGGCCGCGCGCGAGGACATATGGAACGCCCTGTTTTCCAAGTTGAGCGGCATATCCGCCTTCGTGGTGACAAGCCGACGTGGGATTCTCAACGAAACAACCAGTATGGCGCCTCCGCCCTTTCAACCGGCCTTATGGCTCATGGAAGGCGACGAGATTCGGGAAAAGCCCCCCGGTTCACGGTCAAACCTGCCCAAAATAACCATGACCGCCGAAATCTGGGTCTGGGCGCGATTGCCTGACGCCAACGGTGGGTCTGGCCCTTATGTGCCGGATCAGGTCACGCCGGGTGCCACGGTGCTTAATCCACTCCTTGACGCCATCGACACTGTCTTGAATACGCCCGATGACGCGATCAATCAGACAAACACTCTTGGCGGAATCGTGCAGCATTGCTGGTCGGAAGGACGCGGGGTGAAAGTCCCCGGCGATTTCGATGCTACTGGCCAATGTTTTGCGATTGTGCCAATAAAGATTCTCTGGCCGTCGTGAGGACGCCCCTAACATGCCCGTTGACGATCAAGCACAGGCTCCGGAAACCCCGGAATCGCCAGTAACAGCGGGCGAATCGGCGCCACAAACGCCGGTCGTCTCCCCCACGGACGCCATTGTAGATCGATGGTTTAGCGTCGCCTTCCCGGGCTCGCCAATTGTCACGTCCACAGAGGCGTGGAACTGGCTTACGGCCCGCAAGGACGAGCTGAAAGACCTTCTCAATAGGGAGACAAGGACATGACGGTCGGCCCCACCCCTTTTGACGCCTTCGGCCCGGGCGTCGTCGTCATTACGCGCGCGGATATCACCAACCCGACGCCCTACAATATCGGTTCGGCGCAAGAGTTTCAGGCGGACTTCGCGGCTAACAACAAGCAGTTGTTCGGCCAGAATCAGTTTCCGCTCGACGTCGCGCGCGGCACAATCAAGGTGACCGGCAAGATCAAGGCGGCGCTTCTTTCTGGCTATGCGTGGAATTCCTGTTTCTTCGGACTGACCTTCGCAACGGGTGGATGGAAGTGGAACCCGTCCGAAGCGCAAACCGTCCCGGGGACGCCCTACCAAGTCACGGTCACGAATGCGGGAACCTTTGAATCTGACCTTGGTGTGGTCTATTCCGCATCGAACCTGCCGCTTCTGCGCGTCGCCTCATCGCCGGCGACTGGCCAGTATTCGGTAAACGTCGCAACGGGCGTCTATACATTCGCCGCCGCGGATACAACGGTCCCGATGCTTATCTCTTACACATCGACGGTCTCGTCGGGGCAAAAACTGGTTATCAGCAACCAGCTCATGGGAACGTCCCCCGTCTTCAAGCTCGATTACTACACCACCCGCAATTCGCGACCGCTCGTGCTTCGCTTCAACCAATGCCAGTCCCCGAAAATCATGATTGCTTCCAAGTTGGAAGACTTCATCATGCCGGAGATTGATATTGAAATGTACGCCGACACTAGCCAGAATATAGGGACGCTGATCTTCCCTGAATTGAGCTAGCAGGAGCGCGCATGAGGCCGAAGCCACGTTTGATTGTCCTCGGGGACAAGTCATGGATTATTCGGCCCTTCATGCTTTCGGAGCTGCAAACGCTGGAACCGATTGTCGCCAACGAGGCGGATCATTCGAGTATTCAGCGTTCAATCGAAATCATCACAAACGCCGTCTCGCGGGATTACCCTGCGGATCAGGCATTGATTCCAAACCTCGAAACCACATGGCCGGAACTCAATACGGCCGTCCGTCATATTCTGGAAATCGCCGGGTACATCACGGAGTCGCCCGCCACAGAGGGGGAAGCCCGCGCGGCGGAAGCATCAGCGGCCGTCGCGGTATAGACTTCGATTTCATCTATTCGCGCCTGATGGCCGGGGCCGGCTATACGCCAGCCCAGATTGACTGCCTGACTCTCCATGATGTGAAAATACTATTCCGGCGCTGGCGCGAATTTCCGCCTCCCAATGAGGCCCTTCGCATCGTCGCGCAATGCCTCGGAGCCAAGTTTTCGCCTATCGATCCCGATCCAGACGCGCCGCCGATCATCAGCAGGGAACTCGTCGAGGCTCAACGGCGTGATATCATGAAGGCTCATGGCGGAGCGATCCCGCCAATGATCCGCCCGGGGGCACCATGACCGATGACGTTTCGCTAGGTATTGGCGCCAATTCGACGAAGCTCGACGCCGATTTGAAACAAGCCGCCAATTCGGTGCGCGGTTTTGGATCGACGCTGAAAGCATCGATCAGCGATGCCCGCGCGCCCTTCGAACAGCTCAATGCGAACGTGTCGAAATTGACCACGTCCATTGACCAACTCAACGCGACAAGCGAGCGCACGGCGCGAGCCGCCTCGACTCTTCGGGATATCGGAGTCGGGGCGACGCTTCTGGCGGCCGGTTACATCGCGGTAAAAGCTGCTGCATTTGTCGCCCGCGAAGCGATCAACGGTGTGACGCTCGGAGCCCAAGCCGGGCAGTCAGCCGCGACGGCGGCCATCACGCCATGGGCAAATCTGGCCAAGACAATTCTCAATTACCGCGATTCAATCGGCGTTATCGACACAACCCCGCCCGGCCTTCTCTCAGCCGTGCAGGGATGGTTGAGGGACGCGGCGCTCGTGCGAGCCGGCACGCTGGAAATCGCATCCGGCGCGGCGGCTGCCGCTGGCAACTTCTGGAAATTGGAGGAAGCCGCGAAGTCGGCGGGGTTCAAGACGTCGGAATCGTATCTGCGTGATCTTTCCATCCAACTCCAAGTCATCAAGGATTTGACGGCGGAAGATATTGGCGGGATTCTGGGAACATTCGGCGCCATCGAAAATCTGTCGTCGACGGCCATGTCGGCCATGGTGAAACTGGTCGCCACGGTTGCCCATTCGGCCGACGAGGCCAAATCGCTTTCAAAAAGTCTCGTGGAGGCCTTTAACCGTTCTCCACAGGAAGGCGCGGCCCTTTATCAGAGCATCGCGGACAAATTCAGGAGCATCAGCGCCGAAACAATCAAGCAGGTGGAGAACGGGAACAAGACCACGTCAAACATGTCGTTCCTGAATCGCTTGTTCATCTCGAACAACAGTGAGGTGAAAAAGCTTGCCGAAACATACCTTAAACAAGCGAACGAATTGGACAGGCAGGCGGAAATCCTTGCTGCGATGCCAAGGTCAGCGGATGAATTGAAAAACAAATTCGAGCAAATCGCTCAAACGCTTGGCACCATCACGGCTCGGGAAAACACACTTAAAGAGCAAACCAAGGAAATCGAGGAAATTGCGCGTCGGGGAATTGTAAGGCCCGCAAGGTCTGGCGAGCAGCCGACAAAAGATCAATCGAATCTGTACGAGATAAAAGCCCGGGAGGCGGAGGCACAGAAGCGCCTTAACGATGAGCGGGCCGGCGGTAGCGCGACCGAACAGGCAGAGCTTGAAATTGCCCAGAAACGCCTAGACGTGATGAAAGACACGACGGCTGCCGCCGCGATCAGGGTTGCGGCGGCAAAAAAAGAATATGAGGAAGGTCTTCGTTTCGGGGCCACGGAAATCTATTCGAACCTGAAATTGAAGGCGCTGAAAGAGCAAGAGGCGGCGCTAGATAACGCACAACAGGAACACGCTCGGGCCGCCAACGCTCTTGAAGCCCAAAAGGCGCCAACGACGGAAAAGGAAATCGCCATCAAGATAGCCGGGATTGAGCGCCAGCGAAGGGCCGTGGCGGCCAATTCCGCCGCTGATCTGGACTTGCAGCGCCAACGTCTGGTTGAGGAAAAGCGTCTTGAAGACGAAGAAACCGCCGAAAAGGTCTCGGCCGAGGAAGGCCGCTATCGGATCGTCGCTAGCAAATTAAAAGAGGAAGAAGTTCTGATTCGTCAAAACGCCGACGAAAAAAAGACAACCAGAATTCAGGAGTTGACGGAGTTGCGCGCCAATCTGGACCAGCAGATGGCGGAGGAAAAAAGCCACCTGCAAAAACTAATGGAATTGCAGACAGAAGGAACTTCTGCCTATCGCAAGGCGGAACAGGACATGGCGGCGATCAAGCAGGAATACGATACCAAGCGCGTCCAGATGGAAAAGTCAGTCAACCGTCAAATCTATAACGATTACAAATCGACCTATGATGGCATCGCCTCAAACGTCAGTAATTCAATCATGGGGATGCTCAAAGGCACGACCACGCTTCACGGCGCCATGCAGTCCTTGGCCCAGCATTTGATTCAAATGTTTATCGAGGCCCGGCTTAAGATGGTTGCCTCGTGGGCGGCCGGGGCATCGGCGGACCCGAATGACCCCTACTGTCCGGAAGGGCCAAACGGGTTCGTGGCAGCGGGCGGGGTCGTCTCCGCCATCACG